TAGACCTGTATTTTACCTTGTTATTCAAAAGGTTACCCCTATCGATATTAATCTTTTTTCTAGGTACCCTGCCAGTTTGGGTGAATACTTTTCTATGTTGGTAAGTTCTTTTGTCAAAGGGTGCATCGGCACACATACATACGCTCCTGAAAATGACGTTCTACTGATATGCTGTAGCTCAGTCTCTACCTTCTTTATGTCTCGTGCTTCTGTGTCAGAGACTAGGTGACCATCTGTACCGTAGTGATTAATCAAAGTTAAGGGCAGTCCCTTATTGTGCAAACGCAAACGAGTTACCCTACGTTCTCCCCCTGAACCAGAGCTAGACTCTATATACACATGACTAAGGTCACTATTTAACTCCATGAGTTCTACCTCATAGTCTTTTACAAATAGGTACGGCATCTTTACATTTCCTTATTTTTAAGTTTGTCATACCATACCGTAGGTGGAAACTTTGCTTTGGAAGTAACCTTACCATGNAGAATAGCGTCAGGCCAACAGTGTGATCTGTANCCNCACAAGTTACATTGTCTAGGTAAAACTTTGTTACCTGTTCGTATGACTTCACCGTTGCGCTTGTAAGATTCAAACTCTGACTTGAACGGAACAAACGGCTCTACATCAGGATTGGTAAGAAACTTGACTCGTTCCTCTGCATCTTTTAAGTAGGCTTCTTTATCATCCTGCGCCCAATCCGGCACTTCAACAATAGCCACCATACCACTAGACTTGTTAACAACGATCCACCCCCCAAACGGTAAGCCTGTAGCTTCCGCATAAAGAAACCCCTGCATGACATAGCCAAAGGGGTCATCCTCTTTTAGTTTGTCGTAGCCACCGTTCATACCAGTAAACTTGTAGTTGAATGCCCAGTCACTTGCTGACTTAACATCCCACACCTTCTCTACCCCCAACTCATCACGGATGATAACATCAAGAGTACCGTTAACCAGTGTGTCTCCTACTTGCAACTGAACGGCTCGTTGGTAGTCAACAATATCTACCCCAGCCTCTTTCATTATAAGCATAAGGATTGATTCTGTCAGGTCACCAAACATAAATCGGAACAGGGTGTTGTACTCCATGTCTTCCTTGATGCCCTTCTTCTCCAGCACCTGCTGGCAGAGGGGACGACCAAGACCTGACATACGAATACGGAAATCACCCCGTTGACGAACGAGTTGTCGCTCTGCTGCTTCAGTACACTCTTCAGCAAAGTCTTTAACTGCTTGCGGGGAGACAGTAGTTTCCCCCCGCAAAGCGTTAGTCATGTGATCCTGTATTTTAAGCAGCGTTAGCATTGTCAAAATCCGCTGCTAGGTCAACGTCATCCTCATCAGCGATCAGCTTCATAGCCTCACGGTTCTGATTCATAATGTTTTCGTTGTGACCTTTTACAGTTTCAGCGAACATTGTCATTAGCTTCTTGTCTTCATCTGTGATGTCAACTTCTGCCTCTAATGTAGGTACAGGAGTCCAGTACGTTACACTACCATTCTTGTGCTTGTGAGTGGTGAGAGAGACAGAACACTTCTGCATCAGTTTCTTTTGCTTTGCCAAGCTATCGATGAAGTCACCAATAGGCTTATAGCCAGAGCGTTTGAAATANGAAACAATAGGCTGNTCAGTAATCTCTGTAACTACACCNTCAGCATCNTTAAATGTTCCGCTGATCTTGGCATAGATTACCTGATTACAGACAACAGCCCGTGACCTTAGATAGTCTGGGTCATCCTTTGACAGTTTGTCTTCTTCATCACGAGTCAATCTTCCCGCTTTGTTTACACCATCACTTGCTGGAAACATACCCGACAGGCTAGTCTTCTGTACTGTCTTTGAAGAGAAAGTACCTGCTTCCTGATCCCAAAGGCTGTATTCAAACGTACGTAAGATTGGGCGTATTGATACCTTATCGGCATACAAAAACCTGCCATCAAGATACATCTTCCACGAGCCACGAGTCAGGGACTTACCGTCCTCTGTCTCTGCATCGTAGTTGATATTAATTCGTGGCAAGCCTACCTGACGGTTTGAGTTACCGCCCTGCCCACTTGCTTGCATAAGTGCTTCAGCATCGTCGCTGTTAAATGCTGCAACGATTGCGTCCATGTTGTCTAGTTCCATTACTTCTGTTCCTGTTTCCATGATTTTTCATGCTCCTATTTCAGGGTTGTAGAATGATACTACAGGTTTACTACTTCAGTGTCAAGCCAATTCTTACCTATTTTTAATTCAATCTCAACAGGCATATCGTATTCAACTCCGTATCGGTTTANGCTCTCTGTAGGTAGNGATAACATTGCATACTCTAACAGTTTGATACAAGCGTCTTTTTCATCAGGGTGTACATCAAGCACAATAGAATCGTGTACCGTGTTACAAATAACTGACTTAAGTTCTCTGGTTCTCATCATCTTGCTCAAGCGAACAAGAGCAGTAGGAAGCAGGTCAGCGGTAGCAAAACCCTGTACAGGATAGTTGCATATTGCTGTACGATTTGTGGCTGTACCCCACTCTGTCCACCGCGCAGATGGGAAAGCATACTGCCTACCACTTGGAAGGGTGATCTGCTTCGTTTTAACGGCCTCTCGCTGGAGNTTGTCATGCCAGAGGGTAACTCCTTCATACTTTTCTTTAAAGGCTCTGTAGTAGCGTTGTTGGGCTGTTGTTCCGGTGGTGCCGCCGTATAGAGGTTTGAAGGTATGTGCCTTTGCTTCTTGTCGGCTGCATCCGATAATATTAGCAGTATACTGGTGAACATCTGTACCCTCACTTACATCCACATACGCTTGGCTATCCTTTGCAAGGAAGCCAGCCACCCTAAATTCTAGTTGCGAGTAATCCCCCTCAAGTATAAACCCACCCGGAAAGCGACTCTCGACAACCTTGCGTATAGCGAAGGTATTTCCACGTGGCATATTCTGAAAGTTAGGATTGCGGCTCGAAAGGCGACCCGTCGCCGTAACACACTGCATGAACTCTGGATGGATGATACCATTCTCATCAACATTGTTTTTCATCCCTTCTACAAAAGTATTGAGATAAGTTCGTAGGGCGTTGTACCTGATATAGGCAGTAGCAAATTCTTTTGCATCACCTGACAGTTCAATAGCCCTGTCCTCTAGGGTAGTCTTGTCAGTCTTGAATCCGGCAGCAGCAGTATCGTATGGATCACGGGGTACCAGTTTGAATCCGGCAACCTCTTGCGTTGGTGTGTAGATTACCCCTGCACCATTACAAGGCTTACAGATACGCAATGCTTTACTGGGTTCACCATTCTTATTGACGGGGCGTACTCTGCCAAAACCAATACATCCTGCACACCTACTGCCAACAGTCTTGCGAACCACCTCTGTCATGCGGCGTACTGTAGAAGCAAACACAGTCCTTTTCATGCGAACACGCTGCTTTGGTTTCATAGTGGCACCACGCATCTCGTGACCCAAGTTAAACACACGCGACCACTCCTTCTTATCAACGACCCTGCGTGAGTAGAGAAGGATGCTACGATCATCGGGGCTGGCAAGATTGATGGGAGTGTCCCCCATTGCTTCCCGCGCCATGTCATTCAGGCGTATCTCCAGTTCTTCTAGCTCTGCCTGAAACTCTGTCTCAATTTCTTTTAGTGTGGTTAGGTTAACCTTAAGTCCGTTACGCTCTATCTCAGTGAGCGTTTCGGTCATCTCAAGCGAAAGCCTTAACGTCGGTAGTAAAGTCCGTTCCATAACATAGTTCCTTAAATGTAGTGCCAAAGGCATCAAGCTGTTTCAAGGCCACCTCTTCTGTGGCGAGTACGTCAGCTTTTCCGTACTCTTCTACTATCTCCCACGGTATGTCGTAAAAGGTCTTGCCGTCCTTGAGGTACGGCGAAACGAGGTCTTTCTCTTTTTGGGTGACGTTATACTTTTCTGCAACAGCAGCAAGTCCAAGAGACCAACGCTGGGCTTTCGCCAAAATATATTCTGCAACCATCGTATCATAGACTTCTCCATCGTAAACAAACCCACACTCTCTGATCCATGATAGATCAAACTTGATGTTGTGTCCAACAATAATGTCAGCCATGTCAAGCTCCCGCTGGAATATCTTTGCAGCATCATCTGTAGCCTGTCTGTCAGCATGGTAATAACACTGGTAATGCACGGTGCAACCCAGCCACTTATATCCTATAGATACAAGGCGATTACCAAAGTAGGGCAGGGCTGTTGTCCCACCTGTTTCTTTCTGTATGTGGGTTGTTTCTACGTCGAAGGTTAGTACGTTCATAGCTCTATCTTTGTATCTGTTAAAATTTTTTTACCATATTTTGAAACCAGTTTTACACCTAGCTCTTTTTGTTTTTCATTTATATTAGATAAATAAATAATCTTTCTACCATCCTTTTTTGTATGAACGTTTGCAGTCTTACTATCATACATTGTCAACTCCCCAGAGTTAATATCTAAAACAACAAAATCAACTGGACCCGTTGATGATACATTGCGGAAAACCTCGTACCCATCATTTAAAAAGTAATGACATAATTCAAGCTCAGTAATGTCCCCAATTCTGCTAGCACTTTTATTCATTTTTATCTCTCTGGTTCTTACTGTGAACTGAGTGGCAGTTGGCGCACAACACACGACACTTTCTTATTTCCTTAAACAAAGTAGATATGTTAAAGTGGCGCATGTTAGATACAGAGTCTACCTTAGTTGTTGTGTCTATGTGATCAAAGTGTAACGCTGTTGCGTCACCCTTGTAACCACATACCTCACACCCTTTAGATGTCTTGTATATGTCTAGCCAGCGTCCCCTAGTTCTTCTTAGTCTGCGGTTACGCTCAGTGTTTCTACCTGTCATTAGTAGTAGACTCCACTATTAATGTCAATCTGTGCGTTAATCATGCCGTGCCACCCATTAAGTTTGTTTTTGGATACGCAGATATGCCTGACTGTATTCTCTACCTCGCTTGATCCTGTCTTGCCTATGCCTATAATTATGTCAGCCTCGCCAGCTTTACCTGTTCGTGAGTTGTCAAGCATTGAGTAGTCGATCCACTGCCTGTCGTGTGCATCGTAGCTTGCCTGACTGACAGCCCACAACAGTAGTTTGTTTCGTTTGGCTATTTCACGTGCAACAACGTAAGTCTCCTTGAGTCGTTCATCCCCACGATTGTACTCCCCAGACACACGAAACTTGTCAAGCTGGTCACAGAACATAACGTCTGGGGTGTTCAGCTTGGCGTACTCGTCTACCTCTTCAACAGATGTACCCACCGAATCCATGATAGTCAACAGTGGTGCTATCTCTTCTTGGTAACGATGACCTAAAGAAACCCGTTGCTCTACCATCTGTTCCCGTGTCAACTCAAAGTAGGATTGAATAATACGCAGCTTAATCTTTGGGGCTGGCTCTTCGTTAGCCCAGTAGGTTACTTTAAATCCCTGCTTGACGTACGATGCGGCAAGAAAACAACAGAAGGTAGTCTTACCTACTTCTGGTCTGGCAAACAAAATACCCAAGTTACCACGATCAAGACCTG